TCAAAGTAGGCGAGCCATATGCCGATCAGCAATATGGATGACAAAACGAACAGAACTCCTACAATGCCAAAGAAAGCATAAACTCCAGAAAGCACGTACAAGCAAGAAAACTGACAAGCGTAGAAACTAAATTGCGATTTAAAAACAACAAGACGCAAAAAGTTCTGCAAATAACTTGCTAACGCACTATCAATCACCCAATATGGACACACGAGCGGAACAAAATCAACTAGTCTCGAGTCGAACAAAATATCTCGCTCGACAAGCATCTCAATACCCAGCTGATCTAACCTCTCTCGATTCATTCGTTGTACGTACAGTAATAACTGGCGAACTATAGACGAATTGCCAACTTGCCTAGCAGTACTAGCGGCGAATGCTCGGGCTGTGTCTACTACATCTGAATGTCCGATGTGCGGCTGGTAACATTTACACGGTGCTTTCTTGCACTTTTGACAAGACCAAGTGATCATTCTGGCCAAGGCTTTCCTGTCCATATAATCAATAGGTTCATCATCGGATACAGGATTAACGAACTCATCCTCTTCCTGCTCAGCAAAGGCATCCAACACTGTTTCAACCTCAAGCGGTAGGCTAGTGACTGTGCAACGTGACTTACTTGTATTTGTGCACACTGAGGCATCTTCTTCCAGAGGGGGACAATGGCAGTAGCACATACCACACTGCGTACAAATATCAACAGGCTTTCCATTTGTCATTGTGGCCACCATCTGCTTCTGAAATTCGTAATGCTCCTTCGAAGCTAGCTGAGCCCACTGCAAATACTGACGTACACTCACATTGTACATTTCTCTACCTTCGTAATGCAATAAACGCAATTCATAATGGTTCTTGTCAGCGTTATTAGCAAGCTCAGGACCAACGTAACAATAATAAATGGAAATTTTCCATATGTCGGGACACTTTTCATAACCAAAAGCTGCAGCAACTTTTTTACTGTCCAAGCGACCACCAGTTTTATATTCATCCATGACATCAACATTTATGTGGTATAACCGGCGTAAAACTGATTCCGGTTTCTGACTATAAGTTTCAGCCAGCAAATACCTCTTATTTGTGGTCACAGTGACTAACCATGGTCGTAAGGCAACCTTTCCCTTCATCGCAACATCAGCCATAGGGGCTAAAAACAGAGCATTATTTATTGTCTGTATGAGGCGATAGACAGGAGAAGTATCAGTAAACTGCGGAGAGGTGTTACCGAAATCATCGAAAATAATAACGTTAGTGGAAGACCTAATATTAGAAGCATATTTGTCATTATCTGCCCAAATAGCAACCCTGTCCTCGCTAATGTCAAAACCGTTGTACGTTCCAATGGCCTCATATGTAAGCTTATTCAAAGAACTCTTCCCAACACCAGTATTACCATACAGTGAAATCGCAAAAGGGGCTAGTCGAAACCCTCCTCTAGTGCGCATTTGGTTGAATTCTGTTCTCCAAGCTCGCATTCTCTCCAAACGGTCCATTATAAATTTACGCTCGGGTGTCATGCGCTTACTGCGGTTTACAATGGCATCACCACTCGCAATAGTCGTGTCCAACAATTGCTCATAATCGTTGTCTGTCATTGAAGTGTACTCTCCAAGATTACCTGTTATAGCGTACCCATGTAAATCACGAACTTTATCATATTTTAACTCGAATTCACGAGTTGTAACATCTAACATGAAAAAGGCTTTAGGGTTTCTAC